GTCCGACACTACCGTTCCAGCTCCTGCCGTCGAAACGGTAGAAGCACCGGTGGCAGAGGTTCAGGCTAAGTCTGCACCTATGTTCACCGCTCCTCGCGTGAATCTCAACGTCACCGCAGGACAATATGCACTCGCACAGGTTCGCGCTGCACAAGGCGACACCGATGCACGCGATCTCGTTGCAGCACTCGAGATCTCGACCGTTTCCGAGAACACCGGAATGGTTCCACCGAACTATCTTCGCGACATCATCGGCGTTATCGATGATTCACGTCCGTTCATCAACTCCATCGAGCGCGCAGCTCTCCCAGCATCCGGTATGAAGATCTTCACACCGAAGCTTGGCGCACAGGCAACCGTTGCTCAGACCGCAGAAGGCGTCGAGTTCGATTCAACAGACACCGCCGTCACTTTCCAAGAGGACAACATCGTCAAGTTCGCCGGCGCTAACGTCATCAATGTTGAACTCGTCGATCGTTCAGACCCATCTTTCGTTGACTTGCTGCTTCGCGAGCTTGCAGCATCCTACGCGCAAAAGACCGACGCTTATGCTCTCGGACTTGCACGCGACACCGCAGTTGGTTCGTCAGGTTCCACCATCTACGCAGCAATCGTCGATGGTATCGCTGACTCCTACAGCGTCATGCGCCGCACACCTAACCGCCTTGTCGTTCACCCAAGCGCAGCAGGCACAGTTTCATGGGCTCAGCTTCTTGCTGCAGTTGATGAGGATAAGCGTCCGCTTTTCTCGGCTCTTTCGCCAAGCAACGCGGCAGGTGCAATCACCCAGGGTTCGACCAACGGAACAGTCGCAGGACTCGACCTGGTCGTCGATCCAAACTACACCGGCGACCAATTCGCTCTCGTTTACCCATCAATGGCGATGCGTTTCCATGAGTCTGGCACAGTTCAGATTCGTGCGAACGTCGTTGCAAATGGTCGTATCGAGATTGGTATCTACGGCTACGTCGCGGTAGTCAACCGCTACCCAGACGCGTTCCGTAAGCTCACCGTCGCGTAGTTATCAATAGTCCTGGGTGGGTGTGATCCCGAGCCCACCCAGGATCCCTAAGAGAAAGGAAACGAGATGCCGACAATCATCAGCGTTGGTCAGTTGCGCGCCGTTCTCGGTGTTTCCGTTTCGCTTTATTCGGATCCAATTTTGGAGGATTGCATCGATACCGCCGAAGCGGTGGTCTTGCCGATGCTCGTCAAATACTCCAGCCCGATTCGTTCGGTCGAACTGCAAGACAATCAAGCGATTTTTACCTTCGATGCCGTTCAGTTGTTCAACGAAGGTCAAAGCGTCGTCATCGCTAATGCTGGCTCTCCTTTCAACGGCACTCACACCGTTCTCGCTGACGGTCTAAGCGATACGACCTTCCGAGTGGCGATCACTAATGCCGACATCAAAAAGAAAAACCTGATTCCGGCTGGAACTGCAACCCTTAGCGGTGCAAGCACCTATGTTGGAGTTTCAGAAGTCGAGTCGGCGGTTCTAGCGGTTGCCACCGAGGTTTTCCAATCACGAAGCGCAGTTGGCGGTCAGATCGAAGGCGTTGATTTCCAGGTAACGCCGTTCCGTCTCGGACGCAGCCTTTTCAACAGAATTTCAGGCTTACTCGGTAAGCACATCGATTCGGAGTCGATCGCGCTATGACGATTGCGACCGAGGTTCGCGCCGCGCTCAAATCCTCGCTCGCTGCGGTTCCTGCCAATATCTACGATCACGTTCCCGAAGCTCCTCAGGTTCCTCATGTTTCATTCGTTCCCGATGATCCATATTTGGAAATCGAGACAATCGGCAAAGCAACCTTGAGATTACGCGTCAACATGGTTCTCGCCGTCGGCGTCAACTATGCGAGCAACGCTGCCGCGCTCGATAACCTAGAGCAGCTCATCACTAGCGTTCTGACGAATTTGCCTTCCGGCTATATCGTCGGAGAGGTCAATCGACCAACCGTAACCCAGGTCGGATCCGCAAATCAGCTTGTCGCTGATATTCGGGTTTCAACCTATTTTCAAAACTAAGGAGCAGGAATGCCTACCGCCGTAATTACCGGTCGAGACGTTACCTTCACAATCGGTGGTAACAATTTCGACGCTCAGGCGACCTCAGCCGTTCTAAGCGGCGAGATGGTTCGCGAAACCTACGAGACACTTGATGGCAAGGCTTACAAGGTTCTCGATAACAACTTCACCTTTTCGGTTGAGATGCTCGCTGATTGGGGCGCAACCGGATCACTTTGCGAGATTCTTTGGGGCGTCGCTGAGTCAGCACCGAACACCGGAATCAGCACCGTGTTCACCGCAGCATCAGGCGCGGTCTTTACTTTCCAGATTCTCCCTGTTTTTCCCTCAGCAGGTGGAAGCGGAAACGACGCTCAGACAGTAACATTGGAGTTCCAGGTCATCGGCGTTCCGGCTGAGTCCTTTAGCTAATCGGAGAATCGGGATATGAAATTACCAATCACAATTACATACACCTCGGGATCTATTGAAACCTACACCGCGCAGCCGCCGGAGTGGGCTAAGTGGGAAAGGGAAACCGGTAATAAGATTACTTACGCCGAAGGAAACATCGGCATTTGGGATCTTATGTTCCTGGCATATCACGCTCACAAGCGAGAAGCCGCAGGACAACCGGTCAAACCTTTCGATGTTTGGAGCCTAACCGTCGAGGATATCCAGGCAGGTGAGTCCGACCCAAAAGCCATCAACGCGGAAGCCTGAGTCGTTTGATCGTCGAATTGGCGATCGCGACACAGATTCCGATGAGTGAATGGACAGACGCGGAAGATATTTTGACCGCGTTGGAAGTATTGAAGGAGCGCAACAAGTGACCGAGCCAGCCTTAGCCTTCGACAAGAAAGAACTGCGCTCGGTCATAGGCGCATTCAAAGCGATGGACGAACAAGCAACCGACGAAGCCAAGAAAATGGGTTATGAGCTGGCGCAATATGCGGCGCAGGAAGTCAGGAAAGCCGCTCTCACTCGCACGGTCAATCCGGTGGCAGTTCGCAGAATCGCGGATGGTGTGCGCGTTAGCCGCACCTCAAAAGTCGGTGAATTCTCTTATGGGTTCGCCAGTCAGCGTTTTAGCGGTGGTGGCACGACAAAAGAACTATGGCGTGGTTTTGAGTTCGGTTCTAATCGATTCACACAATTTCCAAAACGCACTCCGCGATCCTCGGGGCGTGGGAATACTGGCTACTTCATCTATCCGACACTCCGTCGCATTCAGCCTCAACTAGTCGCCCAATGGGTCGAAGCCTTTGATCGCATTTTGAAGAAGTGGACTTGAAATGGCTGAATTTCGCACGCTGAAACTTTCCATCCTTGCCGATGTCGATAACCTCAAAAAGCAACTCGGTCAGGGTGAAAAGGAAGTCCAAACCTTTGGCAATAAGGTCGCCGAGTTTGGCAAGAAGGCAGCCGTAGCGTTTGCCGCAGCCGCAGCCGCAGCCGGGGCGTATGCCGTCAAGCTTGCCGTCGATGGAGTCAAAGCCGCAATCGAGGATGAGAAGGCGCAGGAATCGCTACGTCGAACCCTAGTCAACGTAACCAGCGCGACGGAAGCCCAGGTCGCAGCCACCGAGGACTTTATCGAGAAAACCGCACTCGCTACCGGTGTCGCCGATGATCAGCTTCGACCAAGCCTGGATCGACTCGTTAGGGCGACCGGCAATCTCGAACAGGCTCAAAAACTTCAAGCTCTCGCGCTTGACGTATCGGCTGGTTCAGGTCGTAGCCTGCAAGCGGTCACAGAAGCCCTTTCAAAAGCCCAGGAAGGCAATCTAGGCGGTCTAACGCGTCTGGGTGTGGGTTTATCTAAGGCTGAGGTCGCAACCCTCTCATTCGACCAAATAACCCAGAAACTAGGGCAGACATTTGAAGGTCAGGCAGCCGCAGCCGCTAACACCTTCCAGGGTCGTCTCGATCGTCTCAAAGTGGGTTTTGACGAAGCCAAAGAGTCGGTCGGGTTCGCCTTGCTGCCGATCCTCGAAAGACTTATCAATTTCGTCAACGCGAACGTCGTGCCGGTCATCAACCGTTTTACCGAGTCATTCGGTGCGCCTGGTGGTCTTGCCGATAACATCCAAAAGACGGTGGACATCGTGCTTCGGGTTTTGCGTCCGGCATTCGAGGGCGCGGTCAGCCTATTCAATCGCGTTCGAAACACGATTAGCGACAACCGAGAATCGTTTAGCGCATTCGCAGACTTGATTCAGACTTACATCGCACCGACCATCGGAAAAGTCTTAGGTGGTGCGCTCAAAGGCTTAGGCGTCATCGCTGAGGGAGTCATCAAGGTTATCGCGACCGTGGCAAAGGTCATCACCGCAACCGTCGAAGCCGCCATCATCGGCATAAATGCACTTATCAAGGCTTACAACGCCGTTCCACTACTTCCAAACATCCCAACCATCGCAGCACCCTCAGTCGGCGCGGTAGCACCTTCTGCGCCATCAATTCGCGCCATCGAGCGCGGGGTTCCATCAGCTTCAACGACGTCTGCCGCGCCAGTCGCACCGGTCACGAATAACATTACAGTCAACGGAGCCATCGATTCGGAAGGCACAGCTCGGCAAATTGCCAAAGTCCTCACCGAATCCGCAGCTCGTGGAACCGGTGGCGGCGGTGGCTTCATAGGTGGGTTGCTGGTCACATGACCGCATGGACTCCTGAATATAAGGTTTTTGCTAACGGTACGGAAGTCACCGACATCACTCTTGTCGGTTTTTCGATTACTTCTGGACGTCAAGACATCAATACTCAGGCTCAGGCTGGTTACTGCAATTTGAGAATCGTCAATCTTACGAATCAGTCCTATCCCTGGACAATCAACACCGGAATCACCATCGAAGTCAAAAATTCTCAAAATGTTTATGTTTCAATTTTTGGCGGTCGAGTCTCTGACCTTTCCGTCGGTGTTGAGGATGTGGGATCAGAAGCAGTCGTTACGACCGTTCAGTTATTCGCTCTAGGAGCACTTAGCAAGATTCAGAACGTGCTATGGACTGGTTCACTTGTCAAGGATGAGGACGGACTACAGATTGCCGAAATCCTCAATGATCTTCTTATCAACACCTGGAACGAAGTGTCACCTTCTGAACAATGGTCAACCTATAACACGACCGAAACCTGGGCAAATGCTCAAAACATCGGAGTAGGCACAATCGACCCAGGACAGTATGAAATGATTAGTCGAAACGCTGATCCGATCAACGCTTATTCGCTTATTGCTGAAATTGCTAATTCTGGTCTTGGGTACTTATTCGAGGATGCTAACGGTCGAATCTCATATGGTGATGCAGCTCGAAGGACGACTAACCTCATCAATAATGGCTTCACGGAATTCAATGGCAATCACGCGCTCGCAGACGGAATCCGCACCGTCACTCGCCAGGGCGATCTTTGCAATAATATAACCATCAATTACAAAAACAATTTCGGCACGTCTTACTCATTCGAGGACACCGTCAGCCAATCAGAGTACGGAATTTTTGCTCGGAACATCAATTCACGGATCGACGATGATCCGGACGCTGAGGATGTGGCTGAGCGGTTCGTTCAGCTTAGAGCCAATCCCTTTCCTCGATTCGAGGAGATTACCTTTGCCATTCAAAACCCAGAGCTAAGCGACACAGAACGAGACGCTCTTATCGGCGTTTATATGGGTCTACCAATCTCCATTAGCAACCTGCCACCGAACATCAATGGCGGTTCCTTTGCCGGTTACGTTGAGGGCTGGACGTTCCGATCGACGCTTTCAGGCTTATCCGTCACCCTCACGCTATCAAGCCGAGAATTCTCATCCTTCACAATCAACTGGGCGCAAGCCGGAAACACGCTGGAATGGACTGGGGTAAATGCTACACTTACATGGGAAAACGCGACAGGAGCACTCATCTAATGGCTAACACAACGAACTTCGGCTGGGAGACTCCCGACGATACCGATCTGGTCAAAGACGGTGCTCTCGCCATCCGAACACTTGGCAGCGCGATTGATACTTCGCTGGTCGATCTTCGAGGTGGCACAAGCGGTCAAATCTTGGCAAAGAACTCAAATACTGATATGGATTTCGTGTGGATTGCCAATGATCAAGGCGATATCACCGCAGTAACGGCAGGAACAGGAATCTCGGGCGGTGGCACGACCGGAGCTGTAACGATTACTAACTCAATGGCGACCGCGATTGATGCCAAAGGTGATCTCATCGTTGGAACCGGAGCAGACACCTTCGACCGTCTTGCCGTCGGTGGCACTAATGGTCACGTTTTGACGGTTGATTCATCAACCTCAACGGGTTTGAAGTGGGCGGCGGCTGCTGGTGGAGGAAAAGTGCTTCAGGTAGTTTCAGCGACATATTCCACGCGTCTTGACGTAGCTTCGACAACCTATACAGATACCGGACTAAGCGCGTCAATAACCCCATCATCTGCATCGAGCAAAGTGCTTGCAATAGTTTCTCAACACACTTGGGTTTATCGAAATACCATTGAAGCCGGTGGCAGAATCAAATTGGTTCGCGGCGCGACTGATATTTGGAACCAAAGCACAACCACGCAAACGATTCACGCCGCCGCCGGATCTGGCGCAGTAGAAGCTGCAAATTTCATCACATTCTCTTATTTGGATTCGCCAGCGACAACATCTTCGACCACTTACAAGGTGCAAGGCAGAGCAGAAAGCACAGCCAACAGCGGAGACATATCGTTTCAAAAAGGTTCGAACGTTTCAACCATCACACTTATGGAAATTGGTGCATAGTGAGCGATTACCTAGTCAAAGCAATAAAAAGACTTCGACCTGGAGCCGAATTTTCAATCATTGATAGCGATTTGGATCGCATCACCTGGGATGTATTAGAAGGCGAACCGCCAACCGCGAAAGAAGTCGCTGACGCAATCAAAGCCATTCAAGCCGACGAAGCCAACGAAGCAGCAGAGAAGGCAGCTCGACGCGCTGAAATCCTTGAACGTCTTGGATTGACGGAAGATGAAGCGAAACTCATCCTCGGCTAAGCCCTGGCTATGCCATGCAGGAAGGCAAATGCGTGAACAAATTGACGATAGTTTTCCTGAGCGCGACCGTCGTAGCGACGGTTGGGTGGCTGATGCTCGCCATGATTCGAAGTCTGATCACGCTCCTAGAAGAAACGGAGTCGTTCGAGCTATAGACATCGATGCGAACCTAGACGACACGAATACGTCGCTCTATCTCGCAGACCAAATCCGGCGTCATGCTCGCAAAGACAAGCGCATCAAATACGTCATACATGCCGGTAAAATTGCCTCGGGAATCGGGTTATGGAAATGGCGACCATATAAGGGTGTAAACCCTCATCACTCCCATATCCATGTCTCATTCAGCGCGAAGGGTGATCGAGACGGATCATTCTTTGATATT